CCGACTGCTGAAGAAGGAGCCATATTAAAACGAGAATGGTGGCGAGACTGGACTGAAAAATATCCACCTAGATTAGAATATACTGTAATGTCTCTTGATACAGCATTTACTAAATCAACAACAGCCGACTATAGCGCTGTAACCATGTGGGGTGTATATACAACCGAGGACCGGGGACAAAACATAATTTTACTGAACGCCTTTAAAGGTAGGTACGAGTTCCCTGAACTCCGGAGAGTGGCTCTGGAAGAATACAGAGACTGGCGACCTGACATGGTCATTATAGAAGCGAAAGCTTCAGGACTGCCTCTAACTCATGAGTTAAGGCAAATGGACATTCCAGTTATTAACTTTACACCCTCAAAAGGAAATGATAAACATACTAGAGTAAACTCCGTAGCTCCGCTTTTTGAAAGTGGAAAAGTCTGGGCCCCGATGCATGAGCATTTTGCCCAGGAAGTAGTGGAAGAGTGTGCGTCTTTTCCATTCGGAGACCATGATGACTACGTCGATAGTACGACACAGGCCATTATGCGAATTAGACAGGGCGGTTTGGTTCGTCATCCTGAAGACTATAAAGATGAGCCTATTGTAAGAGGACAAGTAAAGTATTATGGCTAGAAAAGCATTAGTAGATTCAATTATAAAATTATACTCCAAACTAGGAGGCAATGTCGGGGAGGTCCTTGGTACCCGAACCAATATTAGTTTCTTAGGAACCGGGAAGAGTCCAGAAGGCTTCATAGATTCTACAATCAATATAGACGCCATCGGTGCTCTAGGTAAAAATAAAGTTTTAGAAGAATTAAAAAGTTCTATCGGTTATTTAACGGCCGATAAGTTAAACGACGTTCAAGCAGGAAAGTTATACGAGAACATGTTAAAGATTGACAATGTCTTTAACCCACCGGTAGCTCCAGCAAACATTATTGATCTGGGAACAGGGACCAGGAACTTAACAGACGAAGGTCTTGGTGCTTTAAGAGCCACTAGAAAAACAGATGATGATGTAAGAGTTATAAACGATGAACTTGATCTTCCTCCTTTAAGAGATGTAATTGATGCTCGTAATGAAAAATCTCTTAATCTTCCTCCTTTAATGACTCGTGTTGAAAATCAAATGAATAAAATTAAAGGAACTTCATCAAAACTAGACGATGTAATGAAAGAATATGAAAACATTTATAAGTCTGCAGATGATCTACCACCACCAGGTTCACGTGGTGGACCAGATGATATTGCAGCGCCAGTTCAACAATACACTAATGAAATTGATGCTTTAGAAACTATGACTAAAAATAAAGCAGGTACAGAATTTATTACAGGTTTTGTAGATGACGTTTATAGAAATTCAGGAGTTACAGCTTCTGTTGATGTAGCAAAGAAAAGAGCAGCGGCTAGAGAATTTTTATTTACTATGTTAAAAAAAGAAACAGATTTACTTCCACAAGGTGGAACTTTAGAAAGTGTTATTAATCCAACAGATTATAAATACATAATGGAAGGCGGCGGTGGTGCTTTAGGCGATCCGTTAATATTAGTTAAGAAATATTTCGGTGATACTATTGCAAGAAGAATTCCATTAAATTCTGATAAAGAAATTATAGAAACATTCGTCGATAATGTTCGTTTTACAAAAGACAGAGCTGGATTTGCAACGGACGATCCAAGATTCAATCCTGATGACCTTCCAGAATTCAAACATGGCGGACTAGCTAAGATCCTGGAGGTCTAATGGCACCTTTAGATTCAATCGGAAGAGTTAAAACAAAAACTATTCAAAAAGAAGCTGAACTTAAAAGATTATTTGATCTTATTTTTTTAAATGAAGATTGGGGAGCTATTCGTGGAAATAGAAGAGGCACCGGTGGAATAATTCCTGATGACTGGATGAGAAAAAATGTTTTGCCGGCAATTGAAGGAAATAAAAAAGCTTTAAAAGAATTATCTAGAATAACAGGAAGAACAATACCTGACTTAAAGTCTGCTTTTGAAAAAAGAGTACCTTTTTTAGAAGAAACAAGAGTTACAGCTGCCGCAGAATCTTTTCCTGAAGATAGAAGACTTACGCCTGAAAAAGCACTGGAAAAAGAACAAAAAACAAAATTAAAAAGAAGTAAAAGATTAGACATAACGGCCGGAAAAACAAAATATTTATCTGGCACAGATGCATTTCCTTTTCATCATATTATGCCCATTGGTGGAGAAGTAGAGTTAACATCAAATGACCTTGCAATTCTTAGTAAGAAAATGAATTCTAGACTTGCACCATATAATACAAAATTAAATGACATAGCAGATGCAATCTCTAATCTTTATAATAATCAACCCGAAGGATTTTTAAAAAGAATAGATGAACTAAATAATAATGCAGAACAGATAGTTGCTAAAGCTACAAAAGAACTACCAAAAAAATTTCACTCTTATATTGGTTTTACAAAACTAGAACCTGTATTTGATGAGAATGGACAAATTTTTAATTTATCAGAAAAAAGAATTGGAGCCGTTAGAGAAAAAGGAATTCCATTATCTCAATTAACTTCAGACCAGTTATTTAAATTAAAAAACTCAATTAAATCTTTAAGTGAAAAAGAAAAAATTGCTTATTGCAGTATATTATCCCGTGGTGGTTTACCTGGAGACTGTGCGGCTGCAATAGATAACAACCCTGTAAAAGCTGCTCAAGTTTTTGATGAAGCTCCTGTAACAAGTAAAGGAATGGAAAAAGTTAAAAACGCTGCAAGTAGTTTTTTAAACTTTGCAAAAAAGGGTGGTAAGTATGGTGCGATTGCAGCAGGTGGTGCAGCAGCCGCGGGTCTTGTTAAAACATTCATGAACGACGATCCAACAACTTATTTATCTAATGAAGATCAACAGAAGAATATGTTAATCTCTATGGTAACAAATCCAATTGATGATACACCACAAGAGGACCCAGCAGTATTAGATTGGCAATTACCTACACTTGGTGCCGTGACTGCAGCAGGAATGGTTCCTGGTGGTAAAAGATTATATGATGTTAGAAGAAGAGGTGGTCCAAACTTAAAACCGGCAGGTCCTGTAAGATCTGCAATTGGATTAAAAGGTGTACTTGGAAAAGGTTTAGCAGCAACTGCAACACCATTAGGTTTAGCTGCATTAGAACCATTACATATTGCAGGTCAAATTGCACAAGGAGATTCTCCAACAGATATTGCAGTTAATCCATTAAATTATTTAGGACCTACTTTTGCGGCGCCATTAACAAAAGAAGCTACAAGATTTACAAGTCCAATGGTGTCCAATATTATGAGAATGGGTATGAGTCCGACAGCATTAAGAGGATTATCTAGATTTGGTGGTTATGGATTAGCTGCTTCACTAGGAATTCAAGGTTTAATGAAATTTGATGATTGGAGAAACAAAAGAGGTTGGTTTAGTGAAGAATAAAACTCTTGTTGCAAATATGCAACACGTAAAATGGAAGGAGATACCACCTTTGAAGGGACCTGACTCACAGGGGTTGAATGTTCCTACAAAACAAGTTAAAACAATAAAGAACTCGGAGAATATAAATGGCAGACATAGACAAACCATTACCAAACGTAAATACTGAAATTAAAGTACCTGGCGACGAAGAAATCGAAGTTGCTCAAGAAGAAACTATTAATGAGCAAGTTGGTCCTGATGATGTTCAAGTTACAACTGAAGAAGATGGTGGTGCAACAATTAATTTTGATCCAGAAGCAGTTAACCAGCCTGGAGGAGAAGGCCATTTTGATAATTTAGCAGAATTATTACCTGATGATGTTTTAGGTAAATTAGGTTCTGAATTAGTAGGAAATTATGAACAATATAAATCTTCTAGAAAAGCGTGGGAAGATACTTACACAAAAGGTTTAGATCTTTTAGGATTTAAATATGAAAACCCAACTCAACCATTTCAAGGAGCTAGTGGTGCAACTCACCCAGTATTAGCAGAATCCGTTACACAGTTTCAAGCGCAAGCTTACAAAGAATTACTTCCAGCAACTGGTCCAGTACATACACAAATAATTGGACTTGCGGATAGAGCAAGAGAAGATCAGTCGCAAAGAGTTAAAGAATTCATGAACTATCAGCTCATGGATGTGATGAAAGAGTACGAACCCGAGTTCGACACGATGCTTTTTTATCTCCCTCTTAGTGGCTCTGCTTTCAAGAAAGTTTACTATGATGAACTTTTAGGCAGAGCCGTTTCAAAATTTGTTCCAGCTGACGATTTAGTTGTACCATACACTGCTACATCTTTAGAAGATGCAGAAGCAGTTGTGCATGTAATTAAAATGTCAGAGAATGATTTAAGAAAAAAACAAGTAGCAGGTTTCTACATGGATGTAGAGTTAAAACCTGGTTACAATCAAGAAACAGAAGTAGAGAAAAAAGAAAGAGAACTTGAAGGAATTAAAAAAACTAGGGACGAAGATGTATTTTCTATTATAGAAATACACACTGATTTAGATATTGAAGGTTTTGAAGATAAAGATTCAACTGGTGAAGCAACTGGAATTAAACTTCCATATATTGTTACCATTGAAATGGGGAATAGACAGATTCTATCGATTAGAAGAAACTATAAAATAGATGATCCACAAAAAAATAAAATAGATTATTTTGTTCATTTTAAATTTTTACCTGGATTAGGNTTTTATGGTTTTGGATTAATTCATATGATAGGTGGATTGTCGAGAACGGCAACTACTGCATTACGTCAACTACTTGACGCAGGAACTTTAAGTAATTTA